CTCTCGGCGCATAGTTAGGACGGCGGTGGGGGCATCAATAGAGTGAGAGCAGTTTCGCCTTGTGGGGTGAGTGTGGTGTCTATTTCGGTTCGTAGTATTAAGGAAGCGGCCGCTCTCGGACAGCGAGAGGGTTTGGAAGCGATGCGAGACAAGCTGGCCGAGGCGATGGATCTTGCCGAGCCGTCGGTGGTGGCGCAGGTGGCGGCCCGGTTGCAGGCGGTGCTTAAGGAGTTGGCCGATTTGGATGCTGGAGTATTGAAGGGGTCGACTGTTGATGAGATCGCCAGGCGTCGTGAGGATCGGCTCTCAAAGACCGGCGCATCAACTGCTTCCGGTCGACGTCGTAACGTCCGTCGCTCCTGACGTCATTGAGTTGGCCGAGTCGGCCGGGTTGTTTTTGGATGATTGGCAGCGGTGGGTGTTGGAGTGGGCGTGTTCGGAGTCGATTCCTGATAGGCGGTGGGCGGCGTTTGAGGTGGCGCTTCTTGTGAGTCGTCAGGCTGGTAAGGGTGCGGTGTTGGAGGCTCGGCAGTTGGCCGGGTTGTTCTATTTTCGTGAGCCGTTTGCTGTTCATTCTGCTCATGAGTTCAAGACGGCGCATGAACATTTTTTGCGGATGATCAATCTGATTGAGGGTTGTCCGGATTTTGATTCGAAGGTTCATAAGGTTCGTCGTGGTGCGGGTGAGCAGGCGATCGAGTTGAAGACTGGTGAGCGTCTTCGGTTTATTGCCAGGTCGACGGGGTCGGGTCGGGGGATGACGGGTGATGTCGTCTATTTGGATGAGGCGTTTGCGTTGACGCCGGCGATGGTTGGTGCGTTGATGCCGACGTTGTCGGCTGTGCCGAATCCGCAGGTTTGGTATACGTCGTCGGCTCCTCGTCGGGAGTCGGAAGTGTTGCATGGTGTTCGGGCTCGTGGCCGTCAGGGTGATTCGGCTCGTTTGTTTTATGCCGAGTGGTGTGCTGATGACGATGTGGATATCGCTGATGTTGATGGTTGGTATCAGGCGAATCCGGCGTTGGGTATCCGGATCTCTGAGGAGTATGTGCGTTCGGAGTTGGAAGCGATGGCTTCGATGCCTGACGAGTTTCGTCGGGAGCGGCTCGGTATTCCCGAGGAGCTTTTGGGTTCGGTGTCGGTGGTTGCGTTGGATGTGTGGGATTTGTTGGCGTCGGGGGGTGCGCCGATTGTGTCGGGTGAGGTGTTTGCGTTGGATGTGTCGCCGGATCGGCGGCGTGCGTCGTTTGCGGTGGCGGGCCGGTGTGCTGATGGTGTGGTGCAGGTTGAGGTGTTTGATGCTCGGCCGGGGACGTCGTGGGTGGTTGAGCGTGCTGTGAAGTTGTTTGCGGATCATGGGCGTCCGGTGCGGGTGGAGAAGGGTGGGCCGGCCGGGTCGTTTGTGTCGTTGTTGGTTGAGGCGGGTGTGCCGGTGGAGGAGGTGTCGTCGGCGGATTTGGCTCGGGCGACGGGCCAGTTCATTGATGGTGTGTCGTCTGGCGGGTTGCGGCATTTGGGTGATCGGTTGTTGCGGGCGGCGGTTGCTGGTGCGACGTTGCAGCATTCGGGGGATGCGGAGAAATGGTCGAGGCGGTCATCGAAGGTTGATATTTCGCCGTTGGTGGCGGTGACGTTGGCGTTGGGTGGTGTTCCGTCGGTTCCGGTGTTGGTCGAGCCTCGGTTGTTGAGTCTTGCCGATTTTTTGGATGATTGAGGGGGTGTGTATGTGGGCGTCGGTTTTGCAGTTGTTGGGTTTGGTGTTGTTTGTGGTGGCGGGTGGGTTGGTGTCGTGGCCGGCGTTGCTGGTTGCTGTTGTGGTTGTGGCGGTTTATGTGGGTTTGGCTTTGGAGCGTGACTGATGTTGTCTGCCTTTTTTCGGTCTGCTGGCCCGGTTTCTGTTTCTGAGGTTCGTGGCGAGTCGTCGATGTGGGGGATGTGGCAGGGTGATTCGGCGGTGCCGGTGACTGAATCTCGTGCGTTGAAGTTGTTGGCGGTGTCGGGGTCGGTGCAGTTGTTGACGGAGTCGATTGCGACGTTGCCGGTGGATGTGTTTCGTAAGACGAGTTCGGGCCGGTCGGAGGTGCCGGTTCCGGGTTGGTTGCGGGAGCCGGTGGTGGGGTTGTCGTTTACTGATTGGGCGACGCAGGTGTTGACGTCGTTGTTGTTGCACGGCAACGCCTATCTCGTCGTGCAGCGAGGGTCGACCGGGTCGATTGTTGAGGTGGTGCCGGTTTCGCCGTTGGATGTGTCGGTGGATCGTGGCGGGTCGATGGCGGGTCGGAAGCGGTACATCGTGAAGGGTGTTCCGTTTGGGGGGGAGATGTTGCATATCAAGGGGATGATGTTGGCTGGTTCGGATGTTGGGTTGTCTCCGTTGGAGTTTGCGGCGAAGTCGATTGATTTGGGTTTGACGGCGCAGCAGTATGGGATTGACAATTTTGATGCCGGTTTGAATATGCCGGGTGTGATTGAGTATCCGGGGCAGGTTGATCCGGTTCGGATGCAGGAGACGGCGAAACTGTGGCAGCGGTTGCGGCGTAAGGGTGCTCGTGGGTTGCCGGGTGTGTTGGAGGGTGGGGGGACGTTTAGGGCGACGGGTGTGACGAATGAGGCCGCCCAGTTTTTGGAGACTCGTCAGTGGACGGCGGCAGAGATTTGTGCCCAGGTGTATCTGATTGATCCTCGGGAGTTGGGTATTCCGTTGACCGGGTCGACGTTGGAGTATGTGAACTCTGAGTCTCGGATGGCGAACCTTGTTCGTAAGGGCATGTTGCGGTGGATTACCCGGCTCGAGCTCGCCGTGTCCAGTTTGTTGCCGGCACCGCAGTACATGAAGTTGAACGTGAACGGGTTTATGCGTGGCGATTCGACGGAGCGTTGGGATACGTACTTGAAGGCGTCTCAGATCAACGCTACGGCGATGGCGGTAGGTCAGCCGCCGGTGTTGCTCACTGACGAAATGCGGGCGTGGGAGGATCTTGATCCGTTGCCGTCTACTGGTTCACTGGTGTCGGCCGACGATTCGACTTTTGAAGGAGTTTCATCATGATCACTGTTGCGGATCGGGCGAATGCTGTTGGCGTTCAGCATCGTTCGTATGACATCGCCGATTTCGAGTTCCGTGACGACGATGACACCGGGTTCACGTTTGAGGGTGTCGCTTCGGTGGTTGATACCCCGTACACGGTGCGGGATGCGATGGGTGAGTTCACGGAGACGATTCGGGCTGGTGCGTTCAATAAGACGTTGCGGGATCCGGGTGCTGATGTGGCTTTGTTCGTGAACCATGACACGAGGGCTATTCCGTTGGCGACTCGTGGGGCGAATACGCTCACGTTGACTGCTGATCCGCATTTGCGTGTTGTCGCCCAGTTGGACCCGGCCCGTCATGATGTGCAGGCGATCCGGTCGGCGGTGTCTCGTGGTGAGATGCGTCAAATGTCGATCGGGTTTCAGGTGCCGAAGGCCCGTGATGCATGGTCGGATGATTACACGGAACGCACCATTTCTGAGGTGGTGTTGTCGGAGACGTCGATTGTGTGGCGGGGCGCTTCGCCGACGACGACCGCTTCGATCCGGTCGCTGGTTGATCTGATTGGCGATTTCTCCGAGTTCGATGAGGGCGAGATGCGTCGGGCGCTCAGCGAACACGGATATGACCTTGTGCGTATCGACGCCACGAACGACGCCGCTGCGGTCGCTCCTGGCGGGCTGGTCGTCACTCAGGAGATGCTCACCTTGTGGAATCGTCGCCTATCTGGCGGCTGATATCCCCCTCGAGACAAGTTTTGCGACGCCGCCGACGCCGGCCTAGTTCCACCTCGGCACCTCGCACACCCAGATACCCCTCATTCTTGAAAGGAAACATCAATCATGGATTTGCGTGCACGAGTTGAAGCACTCAATACTCGGCGTCTGCAGGCGTGGGAGCAGGGCAAGGCTCTGCTCGAATCGACCGAAGGCCGCACGATGAACGCTGAAGAGCTTCAGACGTTCGAGCGGATCAACACGGAGATCACGGACATTGACGCCGAGGTGCGTTCGATTGTTGAGCGTGAGACCCGTGAGCGTGAGGCCGGCGAGCTGCGTGAGCAGACTCTGTCCGTGTTCGGTGAGGTCGGCGTCCAGCGTAATGATGCTGTTGGTGCCGATCAGTTCCGGATGTGGCTTGCCGCTCCTCGTGGTTCTGATCTGCGTTCGCAGGAGTTCGTCATCGACATTCAGCGGGTGGCCCGGGAACGGGAACTGCTCCGTCAGGGTGCGTCGGCTGAAGAGATCCGTGCTCTCGCTTGGGATGCGACGTCGGGTTCGCTTGTCGTTCCGACGACGATGGCCCGTTCGCTGTTCGACGTGCTCGAGGCCGGCATCACGGCGTTCGATATCGGGGCGACCCGTATCACGACGAGCATGGGTGAGAACATGCAGTTGCCGAAGCTGGTGACGCATGGGATCGGTTCGCAGGTTGCCGGTCAGGGTTCTGCGTTCGCTGGTGGTGACGCCGTGTTCGGCCGGGTCGATCTGAACGTCTACAAGTACGGTCAGATTGTCAAGGTGGCGAATGAACTGGTCAGTGATGCCGCTTTTGGTATCGAACAGTTCCTCGGTCAGGACCTCGGCTATGCCCTTGCCCGTGTGA